ATGAAGATGATGATGATATGAGTGAATTTGTATGACCGATCTTGCAGTACAGAATGTGCTTGCAAGTCCTTATGAATATAAAGGGACACATTCTTATGTATTGGAATATGTGGGAAGGATAAAAAAAGGAGAAATTATTGTTGGCCAAGAGTTAATGCTCCAACTCAATAAATTAATTTCTTATTTTGATGATCCTAACATAAAAGTAGATTTTACAGAAGCGCATAAAAGGATTTCATTTATTGAAACCAAATGCAAACACTTTGAAGCGCCTTTTGCTGGTAAGCCATTTATTCTAGATCTATTTCAAAAGGCATTTGTTGAAGCTATCTACTGCTTTCAGATATTTGATGATGAAATAAACCGATTTGTACGCCTGCATCAAGACGTATTATTTCTTGTGGCCAGAAAAAACGGAAAAACTCCTTTAATATCTGCTCTTTGTCTTGCTGAATTCTTTTGCGGTGAGATGGGAACAAGGATTTTATGTTCTTCTAATGATTATGAGCAAGCTGATCTTATGTTCCAAGCGATTAATTCTATGAGGGAAGAGAGTAGTTCGCTTGAAAAGGTGACACGTTCTAATGTAAAAGGTATCTTTTTCGGAAACCCAAAAAGAGTTAAGAAAACAGGTAAGTTCAGCTATAAAAACAAAGGAACAATCAAGAAAATTTCGGCTAAAACAGGAGCAAAAGAAGGTAAAAATATCAAGGTTGGTGCCGTTGATGAAGTACATGAGTTAAAAGATAACTCTTCAACTATGCCAATTCGCCAAGCGGTTTCTACCCAAGATGAACCATTGTATATTGAACTTACAACCGAGGGAGTTATTAACGATGGCTATCTAGATGAACGATTAAGAGAAGCTAGACAAGCATTAAACGATGAAATTGAAAGACCACGTTGGCTAATTTGGTTGTATACGCAAGATAATGAACAAGAAATATGGCAGGACGAAGAAAGTTGGGTTAAGTCTAATCCAGGATTAGGAGTTATCAAAAAAAGAAGCTTCCTTAGAAAGATGATTAGTGAAGCTCAAACAAGTAAATCCATGCGCGTAATGGTTCTTTCAAAGGATTTCAATATTAAACAAAACAACGCTAGTGCATGGCTTAGTCCTGAAGATATTAAGTCTGATGAAACATTTGATATGGAAGATTTCCGTAATGCCTTTGCCATTGGTGGTGTCGATCTTGCTGCAACAGGCGATTTAGCGAGCGCAAGGGTTATGTTAATGAAACCTGATAGCCAGAAAAAATATTATAAACAACAATATTTTATCCCTGAGAGCAAACTTGAAACACTTTCAAAAGATGATTATGCACTATATCAAGGTTGGATTAAAGAGGGGCTTATGACTGTATCACCTGGTAATGAAAATGATTTTTCTTTAGTTACTAAGTGGTTTATCCAATTGAAAAAAGATTATGGAATAAGAGCGTTCCTTGTAGGCTACGACAAATGGTCTGCGGTTTACTGGGTTAAGGAAATGGAGGCATACGGTTTTGAATGTATCAAGGTCAATCAGCAGGATTGGGTGAGTATGTCAGAAGCTATGCGATTAGTAGAAGCTGATTTAAAGAAAAATCTTATCAATTACAATCGAAATCCTATTGACAAGTGGTGCTTAGAGAACACAGCAATAGAAATGAATGCACGAATGGACTTCCGACCTACAAAAGTACAAGGAAAAGAAGATAAAAAAATAGATGGTGCAGTAACTATCATCTTTACTTATCGTGTGTACATGGATCATCGAACAGATTTCTTACAACTAGTTAAAAGAGCCGGTTAGGAGGTGATAAATTGGCACTAATGGATGTATTTAAAAATATTTTGCCTAGATCAAGAAGAGAAATGACTTATGCAAAGATGTTAGATGGAAGAAGTCCTATCTTTTCTCAGTTCGGGCAGAATATATACGTATCTGACGTTGTTCAAATGTGTATAGGTATTATTGCAAATGAAATGAGTAAGCTGCAACCACGCCATATCAGAACAAATGCAAACGGCATACAAACAGTAGTAAATAGCAGCATCAATAGGTTATTCAAGTATGGACCGAATGAGTTAATGACTACAAAGGAATTTATTGAGAAAGTAATTTGGCTTCTATATATGAATAACAATTCATTTATTTATCCTGTGTTTGAACCAAGAAAAGATAATAATGGAAACATGATTAAATACTATACAGGTTTCTATCCGTTAAATCCTACAGGGGTGGATTTTTTACAAGATCCTACTGGAAGGTTATTTATAGAATTTTCGTTTCCAAATGGTTCTAAGTTCACTCTTGTGTATTCGGATGTAATTCATTTAAGAAAAGGATTTTCTGTTAACGATATGATGGGCGGAGGAATAGATGGACAGCCTGATAACCAAGCTCTTTTAAAAGTCTTACAGATTAACGATACCTTATTACAGGGATTAGACAAAGCAATCAAAACAAGTTTATCTGTTCGTGGTGTTTTAAAGATCAATACCTTAATGGATGATGAAAGCATGGATGAAAAACGAAAAGAATTCGAAGCAGCCATGAAGCGAGGTGATTCGTCTATCCTACCAATGGATCTCAAAGGGGAATACATCAATATTGGAACAGATGTTAAGTTGGTCGATAAAGATACTTTAGAGTTTTTACAAAATAAAGTACTGAATTACTATGGTGTATCGTTACCTATCTTCACTGGGGATTTTAACGATGAACAATATCAAGCATTTTATGAAAAAACGCTTGAACCATGGGTTATATTATTTAGTCAGGCTTTTACAAGACCACTATTTTCTACTCGTGAGATGGATGTAGGGAATGAAATAGTTTGGTATCAAAAGGATATGAATTATTTAAGTACAAATGCCAAAATGAATATCCTAAAAACGGCTGGAGAACAAGGTTTGCTATCAGATAACCAAAAATTAGCCTTACTTGGATATCCACCAAGACAAGACGGAGATAGAATTACTCAATCTCTAAACTATATAGATATTAATCTTGTAAATGCTTATCAAATGATGAACAAGAATACCGCGAAAGGAGCAAACGAGGGTGAGTAAACAAAAAATACCAGACAAAAACCTTCCTGTCATTAGGAATTTTTCATTAGCTGATTTAAGAGCAGTAGATGATGGAAATTACATCGAAGGTCATCCAGCTGTTTATGGTCAAGTGACTAAAATAGGTAACTGGTTTAATGAGGTAATTGAACGTGGCGCCTTTGATGAATGTGATTTTGACGATGTATTATTTAGTATTAATCATGATTTAAAGAAAATTCCACTAGCAAGAAGTAGAAGAAATAATGGAAATAGCACAATGCAGCTATTAACGAATGAAACCGGTCTTTATATTAAAGCTAGCTTAGATGTAGAAAACAATAATGAAGCTAGATCACTTCATAGTGCAGTAAAAAGGGGAGACATCGACGGGATGTCTTTTATTTTTTACGTAAAAGATGAAGAATGGCAAGACATGGATAGTGAAATGCCAACTCGTCGTATAAAAAAAATAAAAAAAGTTATTGAAGTATCAGCAGTCAACTTCCCAGCGTACAGCGGGACTGACATAAACGCTCGTGACCAATCGGTATTGGATAATGCCAAATTAGCATTGGAGAATGCTAGGTCTCAGTTGGATAACTCGAAAGATGAGCTAGAAGTTTTACGTCTAAGAAGTCAAATTTTAATTAATATGGAGGCAAACTAATATGAACAAGAAAAAATTACAAGCTTTATTACAGAAAAAAGAGGAAAGAAAGCAATCTTTAGGTCAAACTGCTTCAACTACAGAAAGTGTTGCTGAATTACGTAGCATTAACCAAGAGCTTGATGCATTAAATGGAGAAATTAAGGAATTAAGAGATGTTATTGCAAACCTACCAGATGATGAAGATGATAACCCAGAAGGACGTTCTGCAGATCCAGCTTATGAACCAGAACAACGTAATCTTACTCCAAATGGTGCTATGCAAGTGATGGGTTCATATGGTTTTAATCAAAATCAAACACCTGGACAGCAACAACGTTCAGCAGATCGCTTCGATACACCTGAATATCGTGCTGCTTTTATGGATTACGTAACTAAAGGAACTAAATCAGACACTTTAGAATATCGTGCTGATGCAACAACCGGAACAGGTGATATCGGTGTAGTTATTCCAACAACTGTTTTAAATAAAATTGTAGAAAAATTAAAAGATAATGGCCGTATTTGGGCGCGTGTTACTAAAACAAGTGTTCAAGGTGGAGTAGAGATTCCATTGGCAAACGCAAAACCTACAGCAACATGGGTAGCTGCAGGATCAATGTCTGATAAGCAGAAGAAACCAGTACAAGGAAAGATTGTATTCTCTTATCATAAATTACAATGTCGCGTAGCTGTTGAATTAGTTGCAAGTGTTGTAGCAATGCCAGTATTCGAACAAACAGTAAGTGAAAATATCTATGAAGCTATGATTATTGCATTAGAAGAGGGAATTATCAATGGTACAGGTACTGGTCAACCACTAGGAATCACAAAAGATACCAATATTCTAGCAGAACAGAAAATTGAAGTTACTGCAGAAGAATTTGGAAAGTATGAAACGTGGACGAAGTTATTTGGAAAAATCCCACGTAAATATCGTAGTGGAGCGGAGCTAATTATGGCTGATGCAGACTGGACTAAATACATTGAAGGAATGGTGGATGCAAACGGTCAACCAATTGCTCGTATAACATACGGTCTAGACGGTACAATCCAAGAAAAATTATTAGGTAAAGATGTCCTTGCAATTGAAGATTATCTTCCATCTATTGATGATGCAGAAGCTGGAGAGGTTGTAGCGATTCTAGTTAAACTGTCTGATTACATGGTTAACAGCAACATGCAAATGACATTCAAACGCTACTTCAATGAAGATACTGACGAATGGATTAGCAAGTCTACCTTGATTGCTGATGGTAAACTGGCAGATAGAAATGGCGTAGTGTTAATTGTAAAGGCAGCTGAACCAGCAGCATAAGGTGGGGTATAAATGACCGATGTTCCAATGGATAATGATCAATTATTAGTAGCATGTAAAATCGGTTTAGGTTTTGAAGTAGAAGATGCAGATTTAGATAAAAGAATTAAGCAAAAAATGCTTCAAGTAAAAATGTTTATGAAAAAAGCGGGTGTATCCGAAGAAAATATTACAAGTGATTTAGGAATCGGTACTTTAGTTATAGGCATAAATGACTTATGGGACCTTTCGTCAGGGGATATTAAATTTTCCCCTGCTTTTCTAACTTTAACCACCCAATTAGCTTAGGGAAGTGAAGAAATGAGGATTAATAGTGTCATATTCTTAATATCCCTTACTTCTGGCAGTAATGATATTGGAGATCCTATCGAGATTGAAGGAAACCCACGGAAACTATTTGCAGAAAAAGTCTCTATTAGGCAATCTGAATTTTATCAAGCAGCTGCAACAAGGTATAAGCCGGAAATCTCTTTCAAAATATGGTCCAAAGAATACAAAGATGAAGAAAAATTGGATTATAAAGGGACTAAATATACAATCTTTCGTACCTTTAGCAAAGGGGAATATACAGAGCTAATTTGTTCGAGAGTAGAAAATGGGGTGAGTTGATGGCGCGAATCCCTAGTCCGATTAGAATTCGAAGAGATGGTGTCGAATATGTTTCGAATGTAGAACGAACCAAATATACTATCCTTGAACTTACAAGAGCAGCATTGAAAGATGTTGCTCGTTTTTTAAGAAGAAGAATGCTAGACAAGGCTCGAAAAATGCCAGGGATGAAAAAAGGAAGAAGGATTCCCAATGCGTTTCAGTACTGGGTAAGAAGAAAAGAAACAGATTTAATTATTGGGATAAAGCACGATACATGGTATGGAGCTGAACAAGAATTAGGTACGAATGGACAGCCTAAACGCTCTGTTCTAAGACAAACCGTATATGAAAATATTAATGAAATAAGAAAAATTCAAGGTAAATATCTTAGTGCGATTGAGGATGAAAATAGAGCGTTGGGATTAATCGATGAAAATGAGGAAATTGGCGATGATTGACCTAAGAAAAGCCATTCAGCCATTAATAAAAGCCATCCATCCAAGTGTTTATTTTCATGAAGCACCAAAAGAAACGCCGTATCCATACATTGTCTATGATATTGAAATATATGGATTGGGCGAAGGAAATGAATTGGTGACATTGGAGATAGATGGATGGGATGATAATAAGGATAGCTTACCATTAGAAACAATGTTGGAAAACATCAATAACACCTTCAAAGAGTTGTCGATTATTACAGATACCTTTGCAATTACTTTTAGCTTAGATCGAATTTTACCTTTATCTGATGAATCAGACAAAGCTGTTAATAAGAGACGTTATGTATATGAAGGAAGATTATTAAGGAGTGATCAATAGTGGGGAGACCTAAATTAAAAAAAGAACAAATTGAAAATGTTCAGATCGACTATGGCATTATCATCATGAATTATGGAGAATCTGATCAAGAAAGATTGGGACCTACTCGAAATGGTGGAGAATTTAATGCTACTAAAAACATTCGGGACATTGAACATGATGGACAAATGGGAAAGACAAAAGGACTACAGATAATAGATGAAATTAACGCCTTGTTAAAAACTACTATTTTAGATACGCAGCTAGGGACGTTAGCGAAAGTCATGCCTCATGCTGATTACGACGAAACAACAAAAATAATTAAAAATGCAGCACTTGGACCTATTCCAGCAGGTAAATATATTAAAAATGTGACGATGTTCGCAAAAGTCATAAAAGGTGGATATAAAAAAATCACCCTTTATAACGCTATGAACGAAACGGATTTCGTCATTACTGCAGGAGCAAAATCAGAGGGAGAGGTTGCGCTAGAATTTCATGCACATTATGATCCAGAAGGTGAAGAGGAGCAAACAATCTTTACTATTGAAGACGTTACAGAAATTACTGATTCCAATACAACTACTACAACAACTGAAGGATAAAGGCAGGGTATTTATTACCTGTCTTTTTTTATACAAAAAATTAGGAGGAAGAAAAATGTTAACAATAAAACAAGGAATTAAATTGTCTGCAATTATCGATAAGATGGGTTTAGAAGTAAAGGCAACAAAGGTAGCGCCTGACGGAACTACTAAAAGATTAACGCAAGAAGAGGTAGGGGCTGACCTTATCATGCAAGGTATTAAGAATTTGCACAAGGCAGAAAATGAATTGTATGCATTTGTAGCAAGTGCAAAAAAATGTACGGTTCAAGAAGCTGAGGAAGTAGATGTTGTAGCTTTTATTAAAGATATGTTTTCAGATGCTGCAACACTTGATTTTTTAAAGTCTGCTGCCAATACCGTGGGCCAAGAATAATTGAATTATTATCTAGCGCTTATGATTTGGCAGCTATTATAGATTTGCCACTTTCATCAATTGAAAGTTTTTTAAATCACGCTCTCGAAAAAGAAATTGATCAGACGTTATTTAAAGTTTGGTTAGCTGCTTATCCATTAATGCTTACTGAAAAAATTGAAAATATGACGTTTGATGAATTCAAGTCAATGAATAAGAAAAAGCATAGTGTTTCTAATAAATCAGTAAAAGAAATTGAAGACGAAATGGACAAAATTATCACTGCATACGAAAAGGCGGTGAAATAATGGAGCTATTTAAGCTTTTTGGTAGTATTTTTATCGATAATGATAGTGCGAATGAATCAATTGATAATACGGATAAAAAAGGTAAAGGTTTGTTTGGAACTTTAGGGAATGTCGCTGGAAATGCTGGGAAAGTTGGAGCGGTTCTAGGTGGAGCACTGGTAGTAGGAGCTGGAGCGGCAGCTGCTGGAATCGGTGCTCTTTTTATTTCCGGTGAAAACATGAACAAGGCACTCGTAAAGTTACAACAACAAACAGGTGCAACTGATGAAGAGATGAAAGGGTTGCAAGCATCTCTTGTTGATATATACCGAAATAATTACGGTCAATCCTTTGAGGATATAGCCGA